AATTACCAGAACAAGTAATTGTTCCGCCTGTTGCTGAGATAAAAGCTCTACCAGTTGCATTAGATGTTGAGTCTTGAACATTTTTCCAACCCTCTGTATCATCAACATAAACAAAAGTTAAAGATTGACCCTGTGTTGATGCCGTAAAACTTGCTGCAACACCACCTATTTTTTGTGAGCCATTTGGTGTGATTGTTAAATTATTTGTTTGAAATGTGTTTGTATAATCTACAACAGATACAATACTACCTGCTGTCCCTGCTGGTAAGTTCATTGTAATTGCACCGCCTGATGTATCTGCAAAAAACCCTTGTCCACTAACTGCTGTAAATGTAGATGTTTTAATCGATCCTGTTTGCCAATCAACAGTTCCTGATCTACCAAATCCTGATTGCGATGCACCGCTCGCTAAACTTACAGTATCACCACTTGCACCAACAGTAATTGTAGTTCCTGACTGACTAATAATTACTCCGCCGTCAGTTGCTTTTAATGCGTTTGATTTTAAATCTCCATTAACAGTTACTGGTACACCTGATGTTACTGATACTGAATCACCAGAATCTCCAACAGTTACTGTGCCACAATCTGTTCTTGGTGTTATTTTATTTACTTTTACTTCACTCATAATTATTTAAATTTATACCTTATTACTACCTTACCAGACGCTCCATTACCACCTGATTGACCACCTCCACCAGATCCACCTCCACCACCAGCTTGGTTAGCTCCACTTGCATTATCACCAGCGGCATCAGCAGTAGGTCCAGGAGAAGCACCACCAGCACCTCCAGTTCCGCAGCTTGAACCAGCTCCTTGATTTGGAGTAGAGGCTGGATTTGCTCCACCTCCACCACCACCACCAAAATTTATTGTTGATCCTGATATAGCAGAATTTGTACCAGCTCCACCAGCTCCACCAGCAGAAGAAGGTGCATGTGAACCAGATGATACAGTACCACCACCTCCACCACCCATATATGGTGGTCCAGGTTGACTAGCATTTCCTCCTCTAGAACCTTGAGGTGGAGAAACAGGAGGTGTATTTCCGCATCCAAAACCACCAGCGTAACCACCATTACCTCCTCCACCAGAACCTCCATCTTCACCATCTTGAAAGTGTTGTCCACTTCCTCCACCGCCACCACCTGCAGATGTGACTGTGCTAAAAATTGAATTTGATCCAGAAGCTGAACAACTACTATTATAACTTGTTCCACTTCCACCACCACCTACAGTTATTGGATATGCTTGTGCCGTGACTGTAACTGCTGTGCCTCCAGGATTACCGTCTTGTGCAGATACAGGAGAATAAGATTGATGAGGAGCTTTATACTCACGATAGCCTCCTCCGCCACCGCCTCCTCCAAGGCCTCCGCCTCCGCCTCCGCCAGCAACAACTTGATATGAAACTACGTTATGAGGTGCAGTTTGTGAGGCAGAAGCAACTGTAAAAGTACCGGGTCCTGTGAATACATGAATTTTACAATCACCAGATGTGGTTTCAGTACCACCCGAAGCTATTAAAAAAGGATTCCCTGTTACATTAGAAGTTGAATCTTGAACGTTTTTCCAACCTTCAGTGTCATCTACATAAACAAAAGTCACTGATTGACCTTCTGTCGATAACGCTTGTGGTGCTGCAACACCCCCTATTTTTTGAGATCCATTAGGTTGAATAGTTAAATTATTTGTTTGAAACGTGTTTGTATAATCTACTACAGAAACTATGTTTCCAGCAGTTCCTGCCGGTAAATTCATTGTAAATGCACCACTTGAAGTGTCAGCAAAATAACCTTCGCCATTCGCTGCTGTAAAAGTTGCTGTTTTAATACTTGATGTCTGCCAGTTTACAGTTCCTGTTCTACCAAAACCTGTCTGACTTGCTCCACTCGCAAGTGACACTGTATCACCAGAAGCACCTAAAGTAATTGTTGTGCCAGATTGATTTACAATATTACCACCATCAGATGCTTGTAATGCATTTGATTTTACAATATTACCTGCAACAGCAACTGTATCACCAGCTGCACCAACTGTAATTACATCACCACTTTCGTTGATAATGTTATTATCGTTTTGGTCTGATATGTTATCTACTTTTATTTTACTTGTCATAATTATTGAACCTTGTACCTTATTACTACTATACCAGATCCACCAAGAGAACCAGGAGTATTGCTTGATCCTCCTCCAGCTCCGCCACCACCACCGCCAGTGTTAGCTGAACCATTTGATCCTGCTGTATTAGCATTTGCTCCTCCGTTACCGCCACCGCCAGGTCCACCGCCACCACCACCTGTTGGCCCAGCACCACCGCCACCACCGGCTCTTGTTACTGATGATCCTGTTATTTCACTTGTAACACCAGCACCTCCTGCATTATTACCTCCGACAGCACCAGCTCCACCACCGCCACCGCCATAACTACCTGGGCTTGGAAAACCTGGATTTCCTTGAGGGGGTGAAGTTGAAGGATCATTTCCTGCTCCAGTTGTTGGAACAGCAGAACCACATTGTGCGCCTGCACCTCCACCAGATCCTCCTGGTCCTACATTACCTGGACCACCTTCGTCTCCTTTACCACCTCCACCACCTGTGGCTGTTATTGTACTAAAAACTGAATTAGAACCTTTTCCAACTGGTCCTGGATTACCTCCAGGTCCTCCACCTCCCCCAACTGTAATAGGAAAAGCTGTTGCTGTTACTGTAATTCTATTTGGTGCATTTGGCTGACCATCTAAAGGACTGGCAGTATATGGAGTTACAGGGGATTTTGTTTCTCTATAACCACCAGCTCCACCTCCGCCACCACCGGTTTTAGGTGAACCATTATTACTTTGACCACCACCACCTCCACCAGCTATCACCATATAAGATACTTCATTATCTGATGCACAAGCAGCTGTTGCAGTTACTGTAAATGTACCTGGTCCTGTAAATGTATGAATTTTGTCATTACCAGAAGTTGATTCAGTTCCACCTGTTGCTTGTATAAAAGCATTTCCTACTACATTGGATGTTGAATCTTGAACATTTTTCCAACCCTCAGTGTCATCTACATAAACAAAAGTTACTGATTGACCTTCTGTTGATAATACCTGTGATGCTGCAACACCACCTAATTTTTGAGAACCATTTGGTGTTATTGTTAAATTATTTGTTTGAAAAGTATTTGTATAATCTACAACAGAAACTATTGCTCCAGCAGTTCCTGCTGGTAAATTCATTGTAAATGCGCCTGAAGATGTGTCCGTAAAAAAACCTTGACCACTTACGGCTGTAAATGTTGAAGTTTTTATACTAGATGTTTGCCAATCAACAGTTCCTGATCTTCCAAATCCTGATTGAGAAGCACCACTTGCTAAAGAAACTGTATCTCCAGAAGCACCAATTGTAATTGTAGTTCCACTTTGACTTATGATGTTTCCAGCATCAGAAGCTTGTACGGCGTTTGTTTTTACAACATTACCTGGAACAGCAACTGATTTACATGCTGATCCTACGGTAATCGTAGTACCTGATTGTGCATCTATTTCATTTACTTCTATTTTTGACATTAAACTACTACGACCGTTCCTGTTATTGTTTGAGTTCCAGTTATTGTAACTGGTCCTGCTAATACTGCATTACTAATTGTTTGATCATCAGACAAAGTTGAAGAATGATTAAAAGCATAAGTTGAAGCTAACATACTTGCAGAAGGTGCTCTTGATGCAGGATAAGTACAAAAAACATTTTTTGTTCCTGCAGAAAAGTCTACTGCACTGTCTGAATTTGAAGACGAGATAATAGTATCTCTAGACAAAGTATCCGGACTAGCATCAGTAACAGTACCAATGCCAACCTCGAACTCTGCTTGTCCAGGTAATTCTATAGCGTAAAAAGTTTTATTAGTCGTACCAATACCAGATACAAAAGTTTCAAAGCCAGTTTCAGCACCAGCCAAAGAAATAGTTCCTGTGCCTGTAGTAGTGGTAGTTTCTTTTACCCTGTCATTTAATACAAATGCCATTTACTACTCCAAAAATATTACGCGTTGCCTAATCTAATAATAGCCGCAGAACTAGATGCAGTTGGAAACTGAACAACAAAATCTCCGTTTGTTGCTGTCTTTGTTCCACCAAAATCTAAAACTAATACTGCTTCATTAGAACCGCCACTCTTATAAATCAAAGCTCCTACCGCTGATAACGTTACAGATGAAAAAGTTAAATCTGCAAAATCAACAAATCCAATATTACTTGAAATAGCTACACCATTATTGGTTAAAGTATTTCCACCAGAACTATAACTAGTCCCAGATGTACTAACTTCGTTAGTAGTAGTAAACGCGGTTGTTGATGTCGTTAATCCCGATATATCTGTGTATAGAGCAAGTTTAAAAGTTGATCCACCAGATGAATCAAAATTAAACGTTCCTTTTAACAGGTCTGTTTTAAAAGAGTCAGGTATTACATTAGCCATATTTTTATCTCCTTAATTATGGTGATGGTGATTTAATAGGAGTACGAATAACACCATCTTGGTATTCGTCTCGGCGTCTTCTACCTTGTTGTTCGATAGAGTACGATGCAAGAGCTCTCCGATAAGATTGCTCGTAGTATTGTAACATATCTGTGGGACCTTTCAAGTACCCATATGCTTCTACAAGAGCTGCATAGAGTAATAGATCCTGATATTTATTTGATAAATAAGTTCCAGAAGTACTTGGTGTTCCAGATGTTATAGTGTCTGGCTGTTTGACATATGCCAAAGTTATTTCAAAATTTGAGTTAGGAGTAGGTGCAACCACCCAAAAATTAGCGTCCCAGTTAGCATAATATTTAGGTAAACCTGAAGCTGTGCCAGGAGTGTCATAAAATGTTGCCATATAACTAGTTTCTTTTTTTTCTAAAAAGGTTTGATTGTTAGACCCGTCTTTTAATTGAACATATCTAATTGCTCTAAGATCTGACGGTATAGTTACATATCTACTACCAGATTGTAGATTAGATGTAGCATAAAATCTGTTATCATCAGAGTCTGATTCTCTATAAATTCTGTTCTCTGCATTTTTAATTATAGTATCTAAAACAGCTGTAGAAAAAACAGAATCATCTACCTCAGTATAATTTCTAATATCGTCTTGTAAGTTTGATAAAGTGTATGCCATTATACCATTATCTCCTTACATTCCGGACAACTTTTTCTAAATCTACTGTGTTTAGAACAGTGTTCTGGTTTTAATTCTTCATATAGAACAAGATGTGGATCTTGTCTCTCTGGGTAAAATAAATTTTTAAAAAAGTTTTTTATTATATCTATCATGGTGTCAGTGTTACTGGTCCTGCAGATGCAAAACCACCTCCTCCTTTTTGTGTCTTAGAAGCTGTGACTCCTGAAACAAACGTGTAATTATTATCATCAACTTTAGTGATTGTATACCCTGAAGTAGAATTTATTGTTGCTGCAGGTAAATTTACAACGTTGCTTGAATTTCTAAATACTACTGTTTGACTTGTAGATCTTCCATGATCTGGTTCGTTAACACTAACTGTTGTAGACCCATTAGTAATTGTAAAAGGATTAAAAGGTAAAAGTTTTGCAACCGTTGGTTCTGTTCTATCTGGTCTAACATTACGTAAAGATATTGCATCACCATTCATTGGCTTTGGTTCTAGTTGTGGTTGTTTTGGTTCAAATTCTGATATGTGCACAAAGGATCCATTCCATTCTCTTACCATTTCACGATAAGGAAATTGCATTCCTGATCTATCAGATATCGCTAATGCTTTTTTTCCTGTTGCATATTTTGCCATTATGATCCTGGGTAATAAGCTTTAGGTGCAATATATGTACTTGAAGCTGACCCGTCCTCCTGTAATGCTCTTTGAAACTCATCTTCGTAAACTAATTTCATACCTTGCATTAGTTGTGGTGCATACTTCATAGATAAATAATATGCTAAACCTGAAACCATACATGGTATAAATCTAAAAGGCATATCCGTTGCATTTGTGTATGCTCCAACATCTTGTATTCTTTTTATGTAATAGAAATGCATATCTTTAGATGCATTTGTAGAATCTGGTGTTGGATAAACACTGATACTTACATGATCTATTAATCTTTGAACCCAATATTGATTAGGTGTACCTTTAGATAATTTATTTGAAAAACCTGCATACGTTGATCTGTCGACTTTAGTCATTGGACTATCTGATTGACCTGTTGCAGTTCTATTTGATCTTAATTGTGCTTCGAGAACGTCTGATATTCCATATACACCATTTGGATTTGATGTAGCACTTGTACCATCACCAGATGATCTAAAAAATTTATATTCGGCTTGTCCTTCAATTAAATCTAAATCTAATTCATCTATCTCCCAATAGTGAATACCTCTATTACCCCATTCTTGAAGTAATATATTTAATGATCTCCTTGAAGTTTTTAATTGATAACCACTTACGTTCTCAATACCTAATCTTTCAAAAGCTTCTTCTATTATCTCATCAATAGAAAAAGTTTTGTCGAACGTTGTAGTTCCCGAAGTTGTGTTAGCCATTTAAACTCCTAGCCTTC